CAGATGCTGACAAACTAGCTACCCAACCGCCTGCGGCTTTGACCATCTCGGCCTGCTGGACAATAGCATTGTTAAAGGCATCCATCACCCCTACATCCATAGCAGCTTCCCGTTGTGCGCCAATTTCAGCCAGTTTCTGCTGGCCACGTAGCGTTTCTAGTTCGCACTGACGGGCAAACATATTGAGTTCGTGCTGGCGCTCGTTCTTCTTGTCAAAAAACTTGAGCACCTCGGGGGCCATCCTAAAGATGCCGCCAAAGATGGAACCTAGCAAACCCCCAGATAAAATATCAAGCATGGTTATTCTCCACAGTGTTTACATTTATGGTGTGAGTCACCATGCGATAGCTTGACCCCCGCTAAGAGGCCAATAAATCCCCCGATGATTGTCTGAAACGCCGGGTGAAGCATACTGAAGATTTCTGCGTTATCCACTTCCTTGGCCCATAGACCGAGCAGGAACGCAACCACCATACCCAGCACAGACAAGCAGAGGGTAGCGGCTACCATTAGGGTTACAGAATACGTCAATTTACCTACTACGTCTGGGTTATCGTTCATACAAGTATGTCCACTTTGCGGTTTGTAAAAATCTCAAGGCTAAGTTGGTTGCGTTCTGCCTTCTTCACATACAACTCAAACTCAAGAGCTTCAATTTTTATATCTACCTTCTTCATCTTCAGCGCCTGCTTGTAGTCTTCAGTCAGCTTTTCAGCCCTGCGTTCAAGCGCATCTGTTCGGGTTGGCTCTCCTCCCGGCTGAACCATGGGATGCCATTTGTATAGGGGCGGGATCATTTCTTTTCACGCTCAAGTGCATCTTTATATCCATGAATAACTTTGGCTCTGACTTCTGCGGAATCTGCTGTGCCCGCCCACATAGCCAAATTGTTCCAGATGACTGCTAAATCTTGACTTCTGCAAAACCTTGCATTGTTTGTCAGCCACATTGAAAGTTGCTGATGACGCTCTGACGGATTGTGAATGGTGTGAGCAATTGACCAAAACTCTCGAACATGACATCCATCTTTGGCTGTGGCTCCAACCAGCCCCAACAGTAGTAGCAGTATGAGCCAACGCATTTATCACACCACACTCCATGCAATCATGTACGTGCCAAAGATGACGAAGGCCACAAGGCAGGCTGCGGCAATAAGTGCTTCAGCCCAGTCCCACATTATGCGGGCTCTGCTATTTTTTTCTTGACTTTGGCGGTTATGACTGCTGTCGATGTATCTCGATCAATTGTCATGTAGCCTTGGCAAGTGATGTTGTAGTCTACCCCATTAGCGTCTTTTTCGCTTTTCACTGGAGTGGCGATGTCGAGGTTCTTAAACAAGAATTCCTTGCCGTTTTCAAAGACGCGCCAGACGTGATCCATAGAGCCACGGCCTTCTTGGCCTCGGCTTTTGTTGAACCTAATCTGATACTTGTTCATACAATTTCTGCGGCTGGTGGCAACGCACAAGCTTGGGGTTGTTGAATCACCGTTAAATTGAAATGCACAAACTTAATTGGCAGTTCTGCTGCATGGCGTGTAAACGAGTGCATCAGCCATGAGTTAGCAAAGATCATCATGCCGGGCTTGGGCGTAAAGTTAATCATTTTGCTGGCTGGTGTTGCCATGCTCATGTCCTGCTCGGGCAGATCAATCTGTACTTTGGCTGCACGGGGATCGTGGAACACTACGTTGGAGCCGCCTTCTGGTGTCTCAAGAAAGTAAAAGCCAACAATCTGTGAGCCGTAGCCATGAACGTGCGCGTCCATTGCAGAATGCTTGTGATGCTCTTGTGTCCACATCTCTGTGAACTGCACCGCTTTGTCCTGCATGGCATAGCCCTGCTCATTGAGGATGTTCCAAGCAGTAGCACCTACAAACTCAGAAAATCCTGCCATGCGTGGGTCACCAAAGTAACTACCCGTCATGTGTACGGGGTAAATCTCGTTAAGAGTCTGCGCTTTCTTGGTAACGTCAAGAGCTTCTTCGGAGACAGTGTTAACCACCTCCAAGAAGTCAGGGCGCTCAATGATGTAGATTGGGCACGGGAAATGGTACGCAACTTGAAGCTGTGTGTTCTGCACAACTTGAGCCACTGATTCAGCGGCTTTACATACTTTTTGTTTTGACTTCTTTGTGGCGGTCTTGGCCATGGTTCTCTCCTTGTTGTGGGGTTATCAGTTTACAACCTGAACCCACTGCCAAGCAAGGAAATCAAAAGTATATTGATTTTCATCAACGGGACGCGCTGGAGTGTCTTTCCAGTTGTTATCTGCGCCGCACCAGAAAGTCATAATGCCAGCGTCAATTTTGGCCTGATCTTTTTCAGGGCGTGGAATTGGTGGGCTGTATGCAAAAGTCTCTTCGTTTAATACCCATGTTGACCAATTTTCAGCTTGAGGACGTGCCGCCCACATATCTTGAGCCGCCTTAATAGCGGCCTGTCTTGTGGCTTCACGTTCTTCCGCTGTCATATCTCGCTTGTGCCATACGTCTTTGTATACGCCGTCAATCAATTCGTATGTGGCATTTTCAGACACCATAACTTCGTACTGACCAAGCACAGGGCGCTCAACACGTTCAAACCGAGCAAACTCAGGTGGTAAATTGTTTACATCAATATCAGGAAATGCCTGACGGAAATTGTCCCCAAAGATTGGGTGTTCAAACGGCTGACCGTCTTTGATACGAATAAAAAGTTCCATTGTTTATCTCCAAAAAATTAAGGGCCAACATTGGTTGATGGGAAGGATGGTGTGCCACGAGCGCCGCCAACACACCAAACAATACGGACAGCGCCGTTGCGACCGTCATTACCTCTACACTGTCTGGTATAACCTACATCGCTTCTATATGCGTAGCCACCTCTTCCGCCGCCACCACCATACAATCCAACACCGCCACTGCCACCGCCAGAGCCGCCACTGCCACCTGCGCCGCCTTGACCAACGGCCCCCCCAGAACCGCTAGAGCCTTGTCCGTAAATACCAACACCGCCGCCGCCGCCGCCTTGACCGGCAAAAATAAAAGTGATGCAACAACAATTAAATATACTAACAGTGCTACCACCGCCACCACCGCCACCTCCACAAACGCCAGCATTACCTGCGGCATTACAGTTTCCACCACGACCACCGCCACTACCACCATACCCAGCGGCTCCACCGCCACCGCCACCGCCACTGGGTGCGCCCGCAACACCGCCGCTTTGACTTCCAAGGTAACCGCCACCACTAGTAGACCCTTGTCCTGCCGCAACACACGTTGAAACAAAATATGAAGTGCCCCCCGCATTTCTGGCGGCACTAACAACACCAACACCCCCAGCACCAACTACTACTGCGTATGAATTTCCCGGCGTAACTGAATAACCATTTCTAAAACCTAAACCTCCGCCGCCAGAAGCGCAATCCGCCCTTGCTCCTGACCCTCCACCAACAGCCATAACCGCCACTGAGGTTACACCCGTTGGCGCAACCCATGTGTATGTGCCGGGTGTTGTGAAAGTAGCGCAAGTTGAAAGCGGCGTTATGCTATTAGAGGCGGCACTAGCCGCGCCTTGTCCAACTACATTGGTTGCTCTAACGGTAAATGTGTAGCTTGTACCAGATGTCAAGCCTGACACCGTAATAGTTCCAGAGCCTGCTGTAGCAAGAGTTCCTGTCAAACCACCGGGAGAGGACGTTGCTGTATACAAAGTAATTGTAGAACCGCCATCACTTGCTGGTGCTGTGTATGTAACTGTAGCCGCAGATGGGGAAGTCGCCGTAGCCGTACCAATAGTAGGCGCGCCGGGAACAGTAGCCGTTGTGATGCTATTTGATGCCGCGCTATTTGTACCAGTACCAGCACCGTTTGTTGCTGTTACTGAGAATGTGTAAGAAGTATTTGCCGCCAAGCCCGTAACACTGATTGGCGATGATGCGCCTGTACCTTGAATACCACTTGGGGATGAAGTGGCTGTATATCCTGTAATTGATGCACTGCCTGTATCAGCAGGTGCGGTAAAAGGAACACTAGCAGTTAACCCAGAAACCGTAGCGGTTCCCACAGTGGGAGCACCGGGACTGCGAGGCCATATACCTTGCTTGGCATAGTTGGATGCTTGGTCAATCGTCCAGATACCCTTAGCCGCCGTTGTTGTTGGAGCCGTTGGGTTCTTGGTGACAATGCCACCGGGGTATTGTTTGATACTCATTTATGGCGCTCCAACATTTGTAGATGGGAATGATGGGGTTCCGCGCACACCAGCAACACACCAGACGATACGAACACCTCCAGCGCCGCCAACACCGAGGTAGGGTTGCCCGTATGGTGGATTGCAACGCCCAGTTCCAGCGCCGTACCCGGGGTTTGGATAACAGAAGCCTGTAATATTTGCACTTCCATTTCCGCCTGAAGCACCAAATCCTTGGCAATATGTGCCCGCCGCACCATTACTACCTTGACCGCCAAGCGATGTACCGCCACCTTGGTTAGAGCCAAAAGTTGGAGCGTTAGCGCCACGACCACCGCCGCTACCGCCGCCACTACCCGCTACACCGTTGCTATATGCGCAGTAACCGCCATCGCCAAAACCACCACGACCGCCAGCGCCCGCATAACCGCCTGCACCGCCACCGCCCCCGGGTCTTGGCGCACTGCCACAGCCAGTACCTCCAGCGCCGCCATTACCGCCGCCATCACCTGAGCCACCAGAGCCACCTGCTCCACCTGTATAAACGCATGAAACACCGCGACTACCACCATTTGCAGTAACTGAAGAGGAATTACCTGTAAACGAACTTTGTCCACCATTTGTTGAAACAGGGGAACCACCAGTAGCACCGCCAGCACCGCCAGCACCTACAACTACAGTGTAAGAAGAACCGGGCGTGACCGCCATACTGTTTCTATACCGCAACTCACCACCGCCCGCACCACCACTAACTGTAAAAGTAGATAGCGTTGAATTAGTTCCACCACCGCCACCGCCTACAGCCACCACCGCAACAGACGTTACGCTTGCTGGAGCAACCCATGTGTAAGTGCCCGCAGTGTAATAAGCCGCACTTGTTGCAACTGTTGCCGTAATACTGTTTGATGCCGCGCTTAAAGCGCCATAGCCACTTGCGTTTTGTGCTTGGGCTTTAAATGTGTAAGAGGTTCCAGTTGTTAACCCAGATACCACAACAGGGGAAGATGCTCCCGTGTTTGAAAAACATCCCGGCGTTGAAATAACGCGATACCCAGTAATTCCAGAAGGATAGCCTGTGCAAGCAGGAGCAGTAAATGTTACCGAAGCGCAATTATTTGTACCAGCCGTGGCTGTACCAATCGTAGGCGCTCCGGGCGTTGCAGGCCATGTGCTTGCACCCTTTGCTTGCATCTGCTGGGTGACTGTCCAGATTCCAGAAAAATTAGGCATTTATGCTCCTACGTTTGTGGAAGGGAAGGAGGGTGTGCCACGGACACCGCAAAGACACCAGACAATCCGAACTGCGCCACCAGCGCCTGCGCCAGAACCGGGATATGTATTGCCGACACAGCAAGGGTATGAAGTTAAACCGCCACGACCACCGCCGCCACCATAAGCCCCACCATTTTTACCACTACCAGAAGCCCCGCCACTAGATCCTGTACCGGGACTGCCATTAGTACCAACACCACCAGCGCCACCAACACCGGCACAGCTTTGCCCAAACAAGCCCGTGCCTCCGCCTCCGCCGCCGCTGTATCTTATAAAGAAGCAACCATAACAGACGGTATTACCACCGCCACCGCCACCGCCTCCACAATTAGAGGTTCCTGCGCCACCAGCAATACTACCGCCATTACCACCGGGGCCTGTGTAGCCACCAGCGCCTCCACCGCCTGCACCACCACCACCGCCTCGACTGCTACAGGGCACACCGACCGCACCACCACCACCAGAGCCTCCAGTACCGCCGTAGGCTATAACAACAGTTGATCTAAATGTTGAATTGCCACCATTAGTAGGACTTCCATTTCCAGATACTGAGGAGCCGCCAGCGCCAACAACTACAGTGTAAGAGCTACCGGGGGTGACACTGTTTCCGTTTATGTACGACAAAGTACCACCACCAGCGGCGCAAACAGAGCCTCCTCCTCCTCCTCCAGCAATGGCAACAACCGCAACTGATGTTACGCCTGTTGGAGCAACCCAAGAATACGTTCCGGGTGTTGTATACGATTGAGAAGTTGCGGGAGCTACAGGTGTGATGCTGTTAGAAGCCGAACTAGCCGCGCTTTGTCCAACGGCGTTAGTTGCTTTAACAGTAAATGTGTATGCAGTCCCAGTTGTTAAACCAGACACTGTAATGGTTCCCGAACCAGCCGTAGCAAGAGTACCAGTAAGACCACCGGGAGAAGATGTGGCTGTGTACAAAGTAATTGCAGTACCGCCGTTACTTGCGGGGGCTGTGTACGTTACTGTAGCCGCCGTTGGTGTAGTAGCTGTAGCCGTGCCAATTGTTGGTGCGCCGGGAACAGTCCATGTGGTCGCACTATTAGACGTTGCGCTTGGGTAGCTTGGGCCGTATGCATTTGTTGCAACGACTTGGAATGTATAAGAAGACCCAGAGGTTAGGCCAGAAACAACAACAGGAGAAGACGCGCCTGTATTAGCCAATACACCGCAAGCGGCATAAGCTCTATAGGATGAGATAGCACCACCACCAGTACAGGCTGGTGCAGTAAACGCAACAGACACCGATGTACTACTAGCCGCCGTAGCAGTTCCAATCGTAGGGGCGTTAGCAACCTTCAGGGCGTTGTACCCCGGCAAGACAATACCAGCTTGATAGCGCATCGACATGAGATGCTCCTTATCCGATCAACTCATAGGAAATGGTAAATGTTAAAGAGCTACCCGTGCCAGAAGTAACAGAGATAGAGTTACCCTCCATCAAATACATGGCAGTTGTTTTGTCCATTGCAATCAATGAAGCATTAGCAGGAACAGACACCGCCGAAATAATTGGGTAAGCAGCGCCGCCAGATGGAGCAGAACCTTTAGCAACAGCACCATTTGTGTACAGCGACACTGTAGCGTTAGCCGCAGAGCCAGTCACATTAGCCACAACAATTTGATTGATCTTTAAGACCTGATTGCTGGTTGCTGAGTTTGGTAACAATACCAAAGCAGTTGTGCCACCGGGTGTTAAATAATCTGTTACGCCGTAAATTGTGGTTGTTGCACCAGCAATATTTGGATTTGACATGATGTTTCCTTATAGACCAAAGACGATAGCCATTGCCACTGCTTGACCGCGAGTAGCGCCTGTTGCTGCTGGGGTTGTTGATGCCCACGTTGTGCCGTTAGAAGTCAGCACATTACCATTTGTACCGGGTGCAACAAAACTGGGTGTTGATGTGCCGTTACCTAAAATCACGTTGTTGGCAGTCAAAGTAGTTAAACCTGTACCGCCTTGATCGACACCCAGTGTTCCAGTAGACACCAAGTTTTTACTAGCGTCTGTAAATACAGGCTTGCTTGCTGTCAGGCCAGAGTCAAGAATGTTGCCAACAGTTAACTTGGTTCCGTCAAACGTCATGTTTGCAGAAGCACCAAAAGCACCAGAGCTATTAAACTGAACTTGAGTGTTAGAGCCAGCCGCCGATCCACCGCCTACGTTTACAAAGTCAGGCGTAGCAAGCCCACCATCCCAAGCAATGATTGCCCGTGTTCCAGCAGCCACTGTAATACCCGTTGTGGGTGATGTAGGGCCACCGCGAACAGTAACAGCATAACCACCCGTTGTATCGTTAATAACAACGTAGATCTTACTTTGCTTGGGTGTGTTGATATACCGCAGTGCTGTACGCGCTCCCGTACACAGGAGAATTGCATACTGAGAGCTATTAGCGGTTAGTCCCGTGGTTAAATTAGTACCAGTAGTAACCGCCAAGTTAATGTCTGCATCAGTTGTAATTGTTTGTGTACCAGCTACGGCAACGTCAACAATTTCTGAAATGGCGTTGTTAACCGTATCACCCCAAGTACCAGACAATGTGCCTTGGGTTGGGAGGGTTAGTCCAATTAGCGATGTATTTGCCATTTAGTTCTCCTACTGTGTAGAAATTTGTGTCCAACCGGGCGTTTCGGTATTACTTACATCAGTCCAGCCCGGTGATTGTGGATTGCTGATATTTTGCCAGTTTGCAGTCTCTGTGTCATCTATTACTTCCCACAAATTTCGCCCGCTGTTCGTATCCGTGATTGCCATCGTATCTGTAGAATTAACATTGTAGATAGTGTTAACGGATGTAGCTTCGTTAATATCCGCTATCTCAGTCAAAAATTCCGTGTAATACGTACCAACCGTGGTGCTGTCTTGAGCCGACATTGACTCAGTAATAGCCATAATCAACGTAGCAAGAGCCACTTCTGCTACAGCAAGAGACTCGGTAACATCCCCAAGGAATGTTGCTACGGCCTGCTCAACTGTGGCAATACCAGCGGTTTCTTCAATAGATACAGGGAAATTAGCCGTGGCCGATTCAGATGAACTTGCCGCTGCACTCTCTCCAACGCTGGTTGTATATGTCGTTAGTGCCTCATTCACATCCGCAATAGCCGCAGTCTCAACCCGACTCAAAGCAAACGTGGCAGCTACAGTCTGTTCTTCCGTGTATGCCGCAGACTCTGTTCTACTCAATGCAAACGTAGCTGCCACCGATTGAGCTTCTGTATAGGCCGCAGACTCATTCAATGACACTTGATACGCAACAGTCACCGATTCTGAGGTACTTACTGCCGCACTTTCAGTAACACTTCCAGCAAACGCTACTGTGGCCGCTTCCGTAGATGCAGCAGACATTGACTCCGCAACACTGGCTGAAACCAAAAGACCGCCGGTTTGTACTTCTGTATAAGCAGCAGTCTCAGTAACACTTTCATTAAAAGCTGTTTGCGTTGTTTGGGCATCGGCTATGGCGGTAGACTCGGTAACAGACTCGGCGTAAGTGGTAATACCACCCCAACCAAATTCGCCCCAAGTATTGTCACCCCAGCCGTATGCCATTTTACGTTGCTGTTAATGTGGCAGTGTAAGTAACGGCAATCGTATCGCCAGACACAACAGACTTAGAACTAGAAAAATCACCAGCCGAAAACAATGTTCCAGTTGTTGAGTCTTTGGTCGCACTACCACCAATGTTGATAAAGCAGCCAGCCACTGTTCCTGTGCTAGTAATAGCAAAAGACACAGCAGAAGATGTAGCCTTGCTGCCGGAAGAAGCCGCGCTAAATGATGGCGTAGGACGGTTGCCAGAATAAGTGGGAGCATTAGCGCCGCCCACTTCCAACCAGCTTGCGTGAGAAGCTTGCGTGTCAGCCGCTACAGCAGTACCTGTACCCTTCAGACCCATTACAACAGCACCGCCAGCAGTGTTGCCAAAGGCCGTATCCAAAGTAAAGTTACGGCCAACAGTTGTGACGATGTTGTCAATCTCATCTGTCCACTTAATAAAGCCATCAACGCTGTAGCAAACAGCAGTGTAATGGCCGCCAATACCTATGGTATCAGAAGGCATTGTGTTGTATTTGGTAGCCGCTTCTACTTTGTCAGTTGCGGTGATTCTGTCAATAGTCATAGTGACTCCTTAATTAGAAGAACGGATCAATGCTGCTGTTGCTGTGTTTGCAGGCATTGTGATGGTGAAATTGGTAGATGTTTTGTCAGACCCAAAGTCCAACACAGCAATGGATTTGTTACCCTGCGTGACGTTGTAGATCAAAGCACAACGAGCCGTTACCGATGCGTTAAACACCACATCAGCAAAGTCTACATAGGCCGTAAAGCCAGACGAGTTAATCGTTGCGCCAGTCAGCGTTACGCCACCAGCTACGTATCCACCACCGCTTACTTCGCCAGATGTAGTGTAAACAGTTGTAGCTTCATTTAAATCAGCATTAGCCGTGTACAAGGCGATCTTTAACGTATTGGTGGATAGGTTATGAACGCCTGTATATAGCTCTGTTTTAAAGCTGGTTGTTTGGGTTTGAAGAATGTTACTCACGATACTGCAACCCTAACTTGACCATCACGATAAGCATCAGCACGTTGTTTGCCGTCACCCAAGTTCTTGAGGAGTGCAATAGCCTGAACGTACCGTTCTTGGTACGTTTTATACATACCGTCTTCTGGTGCGCTCTTCATGTAAGTTCCTGCCTCGCACAGCGTGCCGTACAGCAATGCAGAGTCAAAGTTGTCGCCCAGCCATGTGGTCGATGTAGTGCAGATAGACTCTGGATAGTAATAGTAGTGCAATTCAGCGTAGTAGTTGGCATTTGGCGTAGGGCCAAGAATGAACGACAACTCATTCACATTGGCTGACTGTGGGCCAAAGATGGCATAGTGCTTAGGCTCAGATGCCACCGCGCTCAATGGATACGCTTCACGGACAAAGTTTACATCCTTG